ATTCTGGTATTCTCAAGATAACGATGAGGTTCGCTTCAGAGTTACTTGCAAGTATGGTGTTCAAGTAGGATTCCCTGACCAGATTGTTGAGTTTATCCTTGCGTAAGTCTAACCCTTTAAAAGCATAAGATTATGGCTTGTAATTTAACACAGGGTTTTACTTTAGACTGTAAAGATTCAACTGGAGGCGTTAAGTCCATTCATTTAATTGATTGGGTTGCTGACGGCTTTACAGTTGCATCAGGCGAGGTTACTGCTATTGCTGCTACTGGTTCTATCTCATCAGGTTCTACTTATACCTATGAGTTACCAAAGCAGACTGGTAGCATGACAGTTACTACAAATGTTTCTACTGAAAACGGAACAGTCTTTAATCAAGCGGACATCGTTTTAAGATTACGCAAGTTGTCTACTTCTAAAAGAAACGAGTTGAAGTTGTTAGCACAAAATAGAGTGTTCTGTATCGTTAGAGATAACACCGACAACTATTGGTTGTGTGGTTATGAACACGGTTGCGATGTAACTTCAATGACTGCTGAAACTGGTACTGCATTAGGTGACTTGGTAGGATATAACATCACGTTATCTGCTATTGAGCAAGAAGCACCATATTTAGTGCAAAGTGCAGTAGTTACTTCATTAGGCATCTGATTTGTTTTCATATTTCTTTCCAAGAGGGGGCTTTCGAGTCCCCTTTCTTTTTGCCAATTTTTTATAATTGCTATTTATAAGTAAATGCTCACTATCACAAAGGACGAAACAAAGTATTGGTATCTGACATTAACGGAGAAGGTTACGATTGATAACCCTACGTTTTTGTTCAGCTTAACCAATAGAACAACGAATACCGAATACAACTTTATTTTAACCGATGTAAGTGCGTACACGGAAAGGTACAACAAGTTCCAATTTATAGAGGGTACTGATGCAGACCTTTACACTGGTGAGTATGAGTACAAGGTATATGCCCAAACAAGCGATAGCAACCTTGACCCAAGTTTAGCAGATGAGTTAGTTGAGCAAGGTATTTTGAAGTGTAACGATTCAAGCACTTTTAATACTTACACACCTTCATTAACCGAGAAGATTTACGGAGAATGAAAATTCCATTAACCTTTAAAGAGTGGCAGAGTGATCCATCAAAAGCAATATCATACTTGCTATTATTTGTAGTTTGTGCTTTATATTGGAGGTCAGAAACTCAAGCAAAAGAGATTAATACCAGGTGCGAAAAACGATTACAACGATGTGAACAACAACTCCAACAGATGAGTAAAATCCTTAAGACACAAGATTCAATCTGCTCTGCTCTATCAAGTGAAATCCGTATCTACCGAGAATTAGGTTACATCAAATGAAAATCGCAGTTAAATTATTTGCACTTGTCACGGTTGCTTTTGGTTTAAACGAGGCAACGAAGCCTGAACACGAACTTGATTATTCTCAAGAAATGGCACACTCGCAAAAGGTGATTGATTCCACTTTGGAGAATTTGCTATATATACATAGAGTCAACGATAGTTTAATTGACAAATACTTTCCCTATGAAGAAGATAATGGAGATGTTCAAAGGAGTGCAAGGTGAGATATCCTCCAAGCGAGTGGTGGGGATAGTAGGTGCTATGTCGTTAATAGGTGCTATGCTTTTTTACAACTCCGATAAGTTGGTTGAGGCAGTTGAGTGGGTGAGTATATTAGCACTTGGATTTAGTGCAGCTGAAAAATTTAAGCCGAATGGAAAATAACTTTATACGAATAAATTTAGCCGAGTCTAAACTTCCGATATTCAAGGAGAATAAAGCAAAGGGCTTTGTTACCTTTGGAGATGACAACCTTTACCCAATGGGGATAATTGAGTTGTTCAATAAGTCACCTAAACATAGTGCAATAGTAACTCAAAAAGCATCTTATATCGCAGGGGATAAAACAGAGATAATCGGACAAAACACAGAGGACATTGCTAAAGCCAATGACTACCTTTCAAGCATAAACGCTTATGAGGACTTTGAGAGTTTAAAACAGAAGATAGCACAAGACCTTGAGTTGTTTGACGGCTTTGCTTTAGAAATCATTTGGAACAAGGCTAAAACTTCTATCGCTGAAATTTACCATTTACCTTTTCAGAATGTAAGAATAGGGTTAGAGGGTGACTATGTTTATTGTGATGATTGGTCAAATAGAAGGGCAGAGCATTTTAGATACCCTTGTTGGAATCCAACGACTCGTGAAAACAAGCAAGTGTACTATTTCAAAATGTACAGAGCAGGTCAAGAGATGTATCCATTACCTTCTTATGTAGGTGCTTTGAAATATATCGAGATAGACACAGAGATTGCTAACTTTCATTTGAATAGTATCAAGTCAGGGTTTTCTGCTCAAACGTTGGTGCAGTTATTCAAGGGTATACCTTCACCTGATGAGGCAAGAAAAACAGTTAAGAGATTCAAGGATAACTTCACTGGCACTGATAATGCAGGTTCGGTTATTATACAATTTAACGATCCGAATGAAACACCATCACGAGTAGATAACCTTGCACCTTCTGACTTTGACAAACTGTTTATGCAGTTAAACGACACCGTGCAACAAGAGATATTCAGTGGTCATAGGGTTACTTCACCTATGTTATTCGGTATACGAGTTGAAGGTCAGTTGGGTGGACGTTCAGAATTAATTGAGTCTTACGAGTCTTTTCAAACTTCTTATGTTGAGCCAAGACAATCACAACTTGATTCGGCTTTGAGTTCTATATTTAAATACATTGCACCAGTTCGCTTAAAAACTAAAAACAGACCACCAATTGGATTAGACTATGTAAACCTATTTGAGAAGGGCATTATCAGTGTAGATGAGGCACGTCTTGAGTTGGGTATGTCTAACAAACAAGAGATGGCAAAACAAAATCCTTTCGGTTGGGATGACGATAGAGATGTAAAAGTCTTTGAACAATTCGGTGAGGAAAAAGATAAGTTTGAGGAAGTCAAATTCGAGTTTGCATCGACATTAGGTATTGCTATATTACAATGGTTAAACGCTAACACTGGAATGCAATTGGCAGACTTGATTAACGGAATCAAAGCTGACCCTCAATTGATAACCGAAGAGGTTGCGAAGTTAATATCTGATGGCTTGTTGAATGATGACCTTACAACAACTGAACAAGGCTCAAAGGAGTTACAAGATAGTGGAGTAACAACTGAAATAGTTGTTAGATACGAGTACACAAAAGCACCTGGTATTAGTGGTTCAGAAATAATACCAACATCAAGAGACTTTTGCAGAAGGGTAGTGGGTTTCAATAGGCTTTACACAAGAGAAGATATAGAGCAAATGACATCTATTTTAGGTTACGATGTATGGAGAAGGAGAGGAGGATGGATGACAGTCAAAGGAAGTTCACCTGCCGTTCACGTTCCTTATTGCCGTCACTATTGGGCATCACGTTTAGTTAGAAGAAAATTATGAGCAACTTTGTATATTTAATAAGCACCACATACCTTAAGACCAATACTCCTTTAAACGAAAATCTCGACGATAAGTTGTTGAAATCTGCTATCAAGGAAGCACAAGAGATATACATTAGAGATGTCATTGGAAGTGGTATCTATGATGAGTTGCAATCAGAAGCATATAACGGCACTCTAACGGCTTTAAATACAACTTTGATAGATAGTTATATTGCACCTTGTTTGAAGTACTATACGCTTGTAGAATCGATGTTACCTTTGACGTTTAAGTTTATGAATAAATCGGTAGCATCAAGGAATAGTGAGAACGCAACACCTATAACTACTGACGAGTTGACAATGATTGAGCAACGCTACCGAGACAAAGCAGAATATTACGCTGAAAGGTTAAGAGATTATCTGAAAGAGAACCCAACGGACTATCCTAAATATTTAAATCCTGGTACTGGATTTGATGTGATAAGACCAAAGAACACTGCTTTCTTTGGAGGTATGTATCTACCAGGCACAGATGACGATTGCTTTTTTAATTACGATTTTCCTGATGACTACGAAAAATAAATGGAGGCTAAAAAACGAAGCCAAACTAAAGAATTATGACGCTAAACCAAATCATCAAAACAATACAAACAAAAGCGGAAAGCCACAAGATGGTGGGAAAATTCGCAGTAGGAGCTGACTTTGACTTTGCAGTAGATGAAGTAAAGTACTACCCTATTGTTTGGTTAGTGCCTAATGGATTTACCTTTAACACCGATACAAGATTGGTGAGTTATCAATTTGCTTTGATGGTAATGGATAGAACCTTTGAGAGTAGTTCTAACACCATTGAGGTATTAAGTGACACGGCAGGTATAATCATTGACATTGTAACCCTTTTAAAACGAAGTGATGAAGACTTTGAAATCCAAGTTAGCGCAACAGCTGAACCTTTTTACGATAGTAGGCTGGATGTCATTTCTGGTCACGTTATCGATTTTACTATCGACACGGCATACCTCGAGAGTTACTGCGACATACCAACCTGATACAACTCGTTTAATAATTATCCGTGAGATCTATGCAGTTGACAAAGAGATTGATAGTATTAAAAGTGTATACGCTGATTCTATTAGTAGCATTAGCACCACAGAAAGTCTATTGTCAATACTCCGACTCCACGATAAGGGAGATAAACGAGAGGTTAATTGAGTTGCACGAATGTCGACAAAAACTATCTTTATACAAAGTTTTAGCGGATAATGATGGCAAAACTATACATCGGCAAGATAGCATAATTCAAGAACTAATAATAGCCACTAATAACGAAAAAGTGGCTAAATATAGATATCAAATAATATCAGCTTTCGCAAGTGCATTGCTTGTGTTAGCACTAATACTATGAAAACAAATGTACACATCTTCAGAAACAACTGGCAACCCAAAAAGGTATTATTGCTCTCCGATATACATTGGGACAATCCCAAGTGCGATCGTGAATTGCTTAAACGTCACCTTGACCAAGCAAAAGAAATCGGAGCGGACATTCTGCTTAATGGTGATACCTTCTGTTTAATGCAGGGTGCATATGATCCACGCAAGAATAAATCAGATATAAGACCTGAACACAACAAGTCAAACTATTTAGATGCAGTAGTTAATGATGCAGTACAATGGTTTAGCCCTTATGCTCAATTTATTAAAGTGGTGGGTTATGGTAACCACGAAACGAACATACTAAAAAGACAAGAGACAGATGTAATTGAACGCTTTGTATATGGGCTTAATTCAACCAATGAAACAAGTGTTGAGGTCGGTGGTTATGGTGGATGGATAGTTTATGGCTTTCAGAGGAATAACGGACAAGGTAGGACAACTTTTAAAATCAAGTACTTTCACGGCAGTGGTGGTGGAGGACCAGTTACGAAGGGAACGATTCAATTCAATCGTATGTCTACAATGGTAGAGGGTGCAGATATGGTATGGATGGGACACGTTCACGAAGACCACGAGTTGACATATACAGTTGAAAGGTTGTCTTCTAATAACAAGGTACACCTAAAAAATATACTAATGGTAAGAACGGCAACGTACAAGGAAGAGTACAACGATGGTAAAGGTGGATGGCACGTTGAGAGAGGGGCAAGTCCCAA